CCGGTACACCCGCCGAGAGAATGCGTATTAACGCAGCAGGGAACACTTCTATTGCAGGCACACTAGCCGTATCAGGCTCAGGTGATAGCTACTTTACTGGTAACTTGGGAATTGGGGTTACTAATCCAAGTGCTAGACTAACCGTGCAGACAGCTCCTGACGCTCAGGCTATTAATATAATTGGAAGATCCGATGGTTTAGGATATTTGCAATTCTTCGCAGCTAACGGAACAACTGTAAATGGGTCAATTAACGGAGGCTCAAGTGGCTTAGGATTTACAGGGAGTGCGAGTTTCTCAGATACTTTAGCAGTCTCAGGCTCTGGTGATAGTTACTTTACAGGTGATTTGGGGATAGGGACTACGAGTCCTGGAGCTAAGCTAGAAGTTAAAAATACCGGTGCAGATTCTGGTATTATAGCTAAATTTGTAAGAAGTATAAATGCTGTAGATGAATACGCATATATAACTGTCGGCAACGCATCCCCCGCTTATTTTGGTAATCTTCAAAAAAGTGATGATGTAGCTTATATTTCAAGAGCAGCAGACCCATCCGGAGGAAATGGATTATTTGTCCAAGCATCTGGCAACGTAGGAATTGGCACAACTTCACCATCTCAAAAGCTTCACGTAACAGGTAATGCGAGAGTAACAGGTGCATACTATGACTCCCTTAACTCACCAGGATCTAATGGTCAGGTATTATCTTCCACAGGTAACGGCACAACTACAGACTGGATAACACCAGCTAGTGGAGGAACAATAGGTGGTACTGCTACAAATAATCAAGTAGCTGTAGGTAGTGGGTCTAATACTATTGACGGTAGCTCATCCTTTACGTGGACACAGGCTTTAGGTGATGAAGTGCTAACCGTAGGTAATGGTGCAGGATCTGTCAATCAAAAATCAATTGTTATAAATAAGGACACTAATGGCAGAGGTAACCTTCTTTTTGAAAGCGGGGGTACATCCGCAGGTCACTTAAGACTAAATGGATCTACAAATATATTGGAGCTTCATAATGTCACTAATATATCTATAGATACAGATGGTACTAGTGATATAATACTAGCACCAGGAGGTCAAGTAGGTATAAACAATACCTCACCAACAGCTGACCTTCACGTTACCGGTACAGGTATATTTTCAAGCACAGTTACTGCCTCAAACTTTATACTATCATCGGATGAGAGATTAAAAGAAAATATTAAAGACCTAGATCCTAAGCGTATTGATACCAACTGGAAATCATTTAATATAAAAGATTCTGATGAAGGTTATAGGGTTGGTGTAATAGCACAGGAACTAGAGGTTAACCATCCTGAATTTGTAGAAACAAATGACGAAGGATATAAATCAGTTAAGTATATTGACCTATTAATATCTAAGATAGCAGAGCTAGAAGATAGAATTAAAAAACTAGAAAAATAATGGCTGTACCTGACACAACAACATTTACATTACAAAATGTGGTAACTGAAATTAATCCTACAACGGATGATCTGGCTGACTGTTTTGCAGATGCAGTGGCTGCTAGTTTTGATTCAGCTTACTCTGGTAGTAAAGACAGGTTATCCAATTTTAGGAATTATGGAGCTGTAAGCCTTGCATCATTTAGTACGCAAACAAACCCTACCACTAGCGGTAAGCCTTGCGGAAATTCAACGCCTACCACAAGGTATCATAACGGTGCGTCATTTCTTCCTGTTGTAAATGATGTTGTTTGGAATACATCAGCAGGTACAGGTGTTCCATCTACTGGAGGTTATATGCTTGCTAATAATACATATTATATGTTAAACTCATCAGGAGTTGTAACATTAGTAGGATCTTGTTAAAATAAATTAATAAATAAATAAATAAATATAGAAATTATGGTAAATTACGATTGGAATTGCAAAACAGTAGATTGTTACATCGAGGAAGCAGGTGATGCGGATGTTGTGTACAATGTACACTGGATAGTGACAGGGGTGTCAGAAACACTAGATCCTGAAGGGAATCCGTATTCAGCAACGAATATAGGTACACAAGTATTAAACACAGATGACATAACAGACTTCATACCTTTTGATCAGGTAACGAATGAGCAGGTTGTTATATGGACACAAGCAGCAATGGGTGAAGAACAAGTTGCTTCTATAGAGGCTAACATAGCTTCTAATATTGATGCATTAATAAATCCTACAACAATAACATTAACTGTTGGAGAATAAATATATTTTCCTTATCTTTGTAAAAATCATAAATTAAATTAAAATGGACAAGTTAACAGAAAAGGAATTGACAACAATTCAAGGATTAGTAAATGAGTTTAACCAGGCAAAGATACAGCTTGGAGATACAGTTATCTCCCAGACTAATATCTTAAAGAAGGTAGAAGAGCTAAGATTAACCTATGCAGAGGCAGAGGCAGGATTAGTTGAGACTTACGGCAAGGATGCTGTGATTAACATCGAGACAGGAGAGGTGACAGAGCCTACTGAGGAGATAAAAGAATAAAAAAATATGGCAAGAATTAGTACATACCCAATAGACTCAACCCCTAAAGTTGAAGATTATGTAATTGGAACAGAGGTTGAGAATTTGGATGTGACTAAGAACTATCGTATTAGTGATATACTAGCATTAGGAGAAGCGGGAACAGTTACTTCAATAAATATAGCTGGTGATTCCACTACAGGGGATGCAATAACTGACAATGGTACATTTACATTCTTAGGAACAGGAGGAATAACAACGTCAGTTGTTGGAACCACTTTAACTATAGACGGATCAGGAGCTGGTGGATTTGCAAACTGGGTGTTATCAGCAGATTCTATTAGCGGTACAAATACTGTATCAAATGGAGAGACCGCCTCATTTCTTGGAGGTCCAGGTATATTTACTACATTAGTTGCTAGAGATACAACCTTAAAATTAGATATAAACTCATTAGCTGCAGTTACGGCTACAGCTAGTGATTATATAGCTATTCAAGATGTAAGCACAGCTGGTAATGAATCTAAAAAAGCTTTAATAAGTGATATAGTTTCTTTAGCAGGTGGTGTTACGAGTATAAATACTACTACAGGAGGTCCAGCTATTACTGCAACGCCTAACACACCAACATCTGGTATTGTAACTATAGATATTCAAGGAGGAGGACTTGCATCGCAAGTTATACTTGGAGATTTAACATTAGGCACATTAAACTCAGGAACGGTTACGGATGTAACTTATACTAACAATATTCCAGCACTTACAGCTGCAGTGAATTCAGTTGGTAGCACTGAAGCTTTGACATTAACATTGAATGGAGGTGTTGCAGGGCAGTTCTTACAATATGATGGTAATTGGGCTACACCAGCAGGCGGCGGCGGAGGAACTGTAACAGAAGTTGCAGCATTAACTCTTGGTACTATAGGTACTGATTTAACAAGTACCGTGGCTAATGGAACATCAACTCCAGTAATTACATTAAATGTACCAACTGCATCAGCTGTAAATCGTGGTGCTTTATCAGCAGCCGATTGGACAACATTTAATAACAAAGGAACAGTAACAGCTATAAATGTAGCTGGTGATTCTACAACAGGAACAGATATAACAACTAATGGCACATTTACATTCTTAGGAACAGGTAATGTTACAACATCAGTTTTAGGTAAGGTTGTTACTATTAACGGATCTGGAGGAGGAACGGTAACTTCCGTAGATACTGGTGCAGGTCTTGTACTAACAGGAACAGCAACTGACCCTATAATTAGTGTTAATTATACAAATGCAGCTACAGGGCTATTTACGAGTGCTGGTGCTGCAGTAACTCCTGTAGGAACAGACTATATACTTATTAGTGATACTAGTAATTCAGGAAATGTTGTAAAGGCTTTAATTAGTGATTTACCTTCTGTCGGTGGTGGATCTGTAACTATAGTATCATCTACTTTTGCAGGGACTGCTTTTACATCAACTGTTACTGATCCATCTTCAACACCTGCAATTGATATTACAGCAAATGGCGCAGCTACAGATTACATAAATGGATTAGGTAATTTAGTTGTTTTTCCTACAATCCCAACAGCATATACTAAATGGAAAGCTAGTGGGGATAATCAGTCTCCGAATGTATTTATAAATATTACTGACGATTTTGATTTAAGATTCACAGGACAAGCAGTGGCTGGTGCAGCTGGTGCGGGGATTGCAACAGACTCCGCTATTAACAATAACCAGATGAGCATTGGATTAATAGAAACCGGTGGTACAGCTAGTGCTACTACATTCTATAGAGGTGATGGGCAATGGGCAACTCCAGGCGGTAGTAATATAACCTATGATCTAGCATCGGCACAAGATGTTGATAATGTTAATATTACTTTAACCGACTCAAACAATGTTGTAGACACAGTACAACTAATAGCAGGAACTGGTATAAGTCTAACTGATGATGGAATCAATAACGTTACAATAGACGTAGAAGCTGGTAATAACGGAGCATTTGTTCCTATAGGAACTCTAGCTAATTCTGATATTTATAATGCAAACTGGAATAGTGCTTTTCCTACAGCTAGGTCTGTAATAATAGGTGATAACAGTATGTCTTCTGATACATTAGCGTCTTTAGAGGTGCACGGAAGAGTTTCACAAATAATTGCTAATAATAATACATTTTTTGGGAAGTTTGTAGGAGCAAATAATACTGGATTAGGTAACGCAGCTTTTGGGTATGAAGCTTTTAAAGAGAATTTAGCAGGACATACTAATAGTGCTTTTGGTCAATATGCATTAAAAGCAAATACTAGCGGTTGGGGTAATACCGCTATAGGTCAATCAGCTCTTATAAGCAATACTATAGGAGTTTCTAATACAGCAATTGGATCTTTAGCCTTAACAGACAACGTAGATGGTGTAAAGAATACTGCAATTGGTCACTCAGCACTTCAGTCTAATGTAAGCGGAAGCGAGAATATTTCAATTGGGTATCTTTCTTTAGCAAATAATACTGGTGATGAAAGTGTTGTAATAGGTAATAACGCATTTACAAATAATCCTGGTATTAGTACTGTTGTTGGTATAGGACACGAAGTTGGAAGATATGCTAATGCACAGGAAAGTGTAATGATAGGAAATAGAGCTGGCACACAAATACCAGGTGGAAATAATTTTTCTGGAACGTGCGTTGGTAGTATTTTTATAGGACACGATACAAGACCGTCAGTAAATAGTAGTAGTAATGAAATAATTATAGGTACTGATGCAATAGGAAAAGGGGATAATACAGTAGTTCTAGGAAATGATAATATCACAGAAACACACTTAAAAGGAGTTGTAGTATTAGAAGGATATCTTTATGCTGATTTACCAGCAAGTCCTGTAGTAGGAATGAGAACTTATAGAAAAGACGCTCCTGCAACTGGTACTGTATTATATGGTACAGCAGCATCACCAACTCCAACAGGAACCGGTATATTACCTATTTTTTACGACGGTACTAATTGGATTTACGCTTAATAATAAATTTTAATTTAAATGGATATACGCAAGATATCAGTAGGTCCTGATTACAAGTCAGGGGCTATGCATTATATTTCTGGACAGATGGTTCTTAATGGTAACTATAAGATTCATCTTATAAAGTTTGATAGCTCCAGAAACTCTATAGTAATATGGATCCAAAATCAAAAGGAAGAGATAGTACTATGGAAAGAGTTTACCAATACAATGCCAATATCTATTGAGTATAATATAAACTTCTAAATGAGATCCCCATATAATTTTATAGTAAGACCCATAGGCGGTAAAAGATATAATAATACCAAAGAGATGGGTGGTATTGATCTGGTAATTAGTACGTCAGAGGAAGATCATATATTTGCAAATAGATATGCTGAGGTTATTGAGACACCTTTAAAATACAACGGACCTATAAAGATTGGTGATACATTACTTGTACATCATAATGTCTTTAAATTTTATAATGATGTAAAGGGACGACAGAAAAGTGGTAGGAGCTACTTTAAGGATGACCTGTTCTTTATAGATCAGGAGCAGTTCTTTTTATACCATAACGGAACAGAATGGAAATCATATGATAGGTACTGCTTTGTAAAGCCAGTTCCTGTTAGCGAGTCGTATATATTTAAACCATTTAGTGAGGAGCCGTTAGTTGGCTTAATGAAGTATCCGAATGAATACTTAACTAGCAAGGGTGTTAATAAAGGTGATATGGTTACATTCGCTCCGGAGAGTGAGTATGAGTTTACGGTGGATGATGAGAAGCTATACAGGATTTATGATCATCAGATAAGTATGGTTATATGAGCAAGAAAGATAACTGGATTTTCTACGCAGAGGATTGGAATGAAGATAATATACCAATTAGAAAGATCAAACGAATAAAAAATGACATCAAGAGAGATAAAGCTAAAGATAATAGAAGCCGGGCACAGAGCAGTGAATGAACTGATTAGTGTAGCAAAGGAGAAGATTATCAAGTATGATGCTGATGATGCACTTAGTGCGGACAAGCTAAAGAATGCTGCAGCTACAAAAAAGCTAGCAATATTTGATGCCTTTGAAATTCTTAATAGGATCGAGGCAGAGAGGGAGGCTATTGATATTGCAGCCCGAGGAGAGAGTAAAACCGATACCAAACAAGGATTTGCAGAAAGACGATCAAAATAGTTTATACGAGGTAGTAAAAGATTATATACCTAAAAATGTGATTACCCTTAAGAACAAAGGAAAATCGTGGGTATATGGCTACGACCCAAAGTATGAGATTGTTGTTATATCAAAAGATGGGACAATAGGGGAGATAATAAATATAAATGGACTAATTATAGCCCTTCCTGGACCACATAAAACTTGTTGGTCTAGAGATAAGAAAAAAGAAGAACAGTACTGGGAGAGGCAAGAGCTACCAAAACCTCTAAGTAAAATCAAAAATATACATCAATGGAATGATATGGACTCACCGTTTAAGGATAGGTGGGTTGATTATATTGAGAAGGAGTTTGACTATAGAGAGGGTGGTATGTACTTTAAAAATAAAGGGGTATCTATTTATATAACAGGATCTCACTATATGTACCTCCAATGGACAAGTATTGATATTGGATACCCTGACTTCAGGGAGGCAAACAGAATATTTTGGATTTATTGGGAGGCCTGTAAGGCTGATAAGAGAAGTTTTGGTATGGACTATCTAAAGATAAGAAGATCAGGATTCTCATTTATGTGTTCATCAGAATGTGTAAATACAGGTACACTTGCAAAAGATTCAAGGGTTGGTATACTATCTAAGACAGGTAGTGATGCTAAGAAGATGTTTACAGATAAGGTTGTTCCTATTGCTAATAGGCTACCGTTCTTTTTTAAGCCTATACAGGACGGTATGGATAAGCCAAAGACTGAGCTAGCCTTTAGGGTTCCTGCATCTAAGATCACAAAGAAGAATATGTTCACTGTACAGGATGATGATATAGAGGGTCTTGATACAACAATTGACTGGAAGAATACAGACGATAACTCTTATGATGGTGAGAAGCTGTTATTACTAGGTCACGACGAATGTTATGCCCCTGATACTAAGATACTAATGGAAGATATGTCTTTCCTAGAGATAAAAGATATAAATATTGGTGATAAGGTCCGTATAGATGGTGGTCTTGTTAAGACTGTTATAAAGAAGACCAAGGGTATGGCAGATAGGTTTTTAGTTAAACAGCCATATGGTAAGGATTATATTGTTACTAAGAACCACCGACTTATATTAAATGATTATAACAAGGGAGAGGTTATATTAACCCCTGAGGAGTATATTAATAGCTCTAATTACCGGAAGCAACACCTGACAAGGGTATGTAGTAAGGGTATTGAGCTTGAGGATAAATTCAATGGAATACCTCCTATGTATCTAGGATTATGGTTAGGTGATGGCAGAAAAGGATCAATGACTGTACTTGTTAATAAATATGAAGAGCCTGAGATAATGCACTATATAGGAAGATTAGCAGAGATGTGGGATGTACCTATTGAATTAAAACAGAGGCCTGATTGTGAGAGTATTATTGAGGTTAAATTAAAAGGTATAAATAATGAGCTTAAAAAAATAGGGGTATATAAAAATAAACATATACCTGAAGATTATATGAACTCATCTATAGATTCAAGGCTTCAGTTACTAGCTGGTCTTATTGATACAGATGGATATTCAGATAAAAAAAAGGGATCTATTGAGATTGGGATGTCTAATGAAAATCTTATTAATCAAATAAGAATACTTGTATTATCTTGTGGTCTTAGCTCTAGTAATATTACTCATAAAATGTCAAATTTTAATACTGATGTATATACAGTTCGTATCTCAGGAGAGTTATCTATTATACCTATGCTTACAAGTAAAAAATCATTTGAAGATTATAAGCCTAGTACAAGAGGACGAAGGAATAAGATTGATATAGAGCCATTAGATTTTGGTGAGTATATTGGTATACAGGTAGATGGAGAGAATGATAATGAGAGAAGATTAATATTAGAAGACTTTACGGTCTCTTTAAACTCAGGCAAATGGATTAAGCCAAATAATATATTAAACAACTGGCGGGTTACAAAAACCTGTCTACGACTAGGTAGTAAGATTATAGGTAAATGTATGATGGGATCAACATCAAATGCATTAAGCAAGGGGGGTGACAACTTTAAAAAATTATTTGAAGACTCCGCTATATCAAAACGAAATAGAAATGGTCAAACTAAAAGCGGGTTATATTCCCTTTTCGTTCCAATGGAGTGGAATATGGAGGGTTTTATTGATAGGTATGGTATGCCGGTTTTTAAAACGCCTAAAGTTCCTGTAATGGGAATTGATGGTGAGATGATAGATCAGGGTGCTGTTGACTACTGGCAGGCAGAGGTTGACTCATTAAAGAATGACCCTGATGCATTAAATGAATTCTATCGCCAGTTTCCAAGGACTGAGTCACACGCATTTAGAGATGAATCTAAGCAGTCATTATTTAACCTTACAAAAATATACCAGCAGATTGATTATAACGACTCACTTATAAAGGAACATCATATGACAAGGGGATCATTCTCTTGGAAGGATGGTATACAGGATACCAAGGTTATATTCAGCCCTAATAATAGGGGTAGATTTTATATATCCTGGAATCCAAAGCCACATATGCAGAATAACTTTATAGTAAAGAAGGGAATTAAATATGCAGGTAATGATCATATAGGAGCCTTTGGGTGTGATAGTTATGATATATCAGGTACAGTTGGCGGTGGCGGTTCTAATGGAGCGCTTCACGGACTTACTACCTATCATATGGATGAGGCGCCAGTAAATACTTTTTTCTTAGAGTATATTGCCCGACCACAGACGGCTGAGATATTCTATGAGGATGTACTAATGGCTTGCGTTTTTTATGGTATGCCTATACTAATTGAGAATAATAAACCAAGGTTACTATATCACTTTAAAAATAGGGGGTATAGAGGGTTCTGTATAAACAGACCAGATAAACACTATACAAAGCTATCAAAGACAGAGAAAGAACTAGGAGGAATTCCAAACTCAAGCGAGTCTGTTAAGCAGGCGCACGCTACAGCAATAGAATCCTATATAGAGAAGCACATAGGAATAGATATGGACGGCTCTTACCGAGATCCAGGAGATATGGGAGATTGCATTTTTATAAGAACATTAGAGGACTGGGCAAAGTTTGATATTAGTAATAGAACTAAGCACGATGCCTCTATTAGTTCGGGTCTAGCTATAATGGCAACCCAAAAAAACCTATATCTACCTCAGGAAAAACAATCAAAAATAAAGATTAACTTTGCAACATACAATAATAAAGGAACAATTAGCGAAATAAATAGATGAAAGATGTTAAAATAAATATAACATCCGCAGGATTTCCAAGTCAATTTGTGTCTGATTCA